TTCATATCGTTCTTTTACAACCGCATCATGTAGACTAGAGTTTAGTATTCTATAATGTCCGTGAAATTCTCCAGAGTTTATATATCCTTCACGTTTCATTTCTCGGATATATTTAGAGACAGTCGTTTCTGCTAATCCTACTTCTTCGCCTAATGTTTTGTTTTTTGCAATACATCCACCGAATCCTTTGTTTCTTCCTGCAATATCTAAGTCAGTGATTTTAGACAGTAGTTGTCTTTTAGTCCTTGAAAGCGGTAACGATTCGATAGCGTGAGCTATCACCAAAGCGTAATGTACGACCTCGGTCATTTTAGTATCCCTTGTTTTACCATGCGGACATACTTCGGGTGACGCATGGTAAAAGTTATTTTTTACCCTACTCTATATTAGAAATACGGGGAACTAAAGGTCAGGCATGGAGCCTTTGCGGTAGGTCCTCGACTAATCGTTTATTTTGGCCAAATATCAGAGCGGCCTTGTCTTAGTTATGTCTCCTGAGATATTTTGGACTAGAATAGGGTACCAGACAAATGTCAAGCTTTTTATGAGACATAACTAAATTATTGGAACTTTAATGTAGGTTGCCCTCGGGGGCTCTGATCTCCCCTCGGGCTATTAAACGATTAATCTCGGATGAGATTCTACGTGGTACATTAATTCAGGTGCACAGTTTTGGGTACTCTTTTTTATTCTTAAAGGAAAATTTTAAAAAACCTTAGTTAATTTTATTGAAGGTATGGTTATCTTTTTTTCTTTTTCTGAACTGAATTAATCGCTATTTTTTTATTATTTAATTTCAATCTTTCTTTTTGCTTAATGGAGTCTATTTGTTTTTGGTAAGTTTGAATTTTGCTTTGAAGGGATTCAATTTTTGTTTTAGTTTGTTTAATAAGAGTTTCTAACTGTTTAACTTTAGAATCAAATGTTTGAGACTCAACATTGTTTTTTTCTTTTATTTTTTGGGTAAATTCTTTAACTTCATTTCGCTTTGGTATATGCCCTTCTTGAATTTTTGGAAGTAGCCAGGACAGGACTTCATCTGAATTTTTTTCAAGTTGAGGTTTTATATTCAAAATTATTGAAGTTGGTATATCAGAAAGCGTCTCTATCGATTTAACTTTTTTTTCTGTAATTAATTTGTCTATCATTGACGCATGTGCTAACTTTTGTTTAATCCAGGATTCAGACTTTCCAAATCGTATTACTAAGTCAGATATAGAATAATTATTTCTTTCTCGTATTTCAGATACAGAAAGGGCTGTTTCAATATCTTTCAAGTCTTCTCTTTGAAGATTTTCTATTAAACGATATTCTGGAATAATAAGCGGGTCGATTTGATCGACATTTTTTACAATTGCATCAATAAATTTTTCACCGATTAAAATCGATGCGCGAATTCTTCTTTCTCCGGCGATTAGTTCGAAAATCTTTCCTTTTTTTCGAACTACAATTGGTTGTAAAAGACCTACGGATTTTATAGTAGCCGCTAGTTCTTTTATTGATTCTTTTGAAAAATTCTTTCTTGGGTTTTGAGCGACGTCTATGAGTTCAATCGGTATTTTAGTGAGTTCACCTTCTGGACTTTGATTAGATCCATTTAGTTGGTTTAGATAAATATTGGATTTATAGTATTTATTTGATTCTACTTTGGATTTTGAAGTATTAGAAACAGAATGACTGAGATCAAATATTCTATCTTTTGCCATATTAAACCTAATTGACTAAACGTTTATTTAGGACATCCGGATGTCTTTTTTTTGAATTTCGGGTTTTGTGTATTGTTAGTATTTCATCTACTAAATGGTCATAGTATTCAGAGCCCTTTGTGTTAGGTTTGAACGGTTCACCATTTTCAGTTCTATCATCCATCTCTTGTATATATGGAATTGGGTTTGTAATATATAGCTCTTTAATTAAATCGAATCCAGATTCGTTTTCTTTAAAGAGTTGAAGGAGTTTATTGTAATCTCGTAATTGTTCATAAATTTTCATCGATCTAATGGAAGGATGAGTCGGATGACTCCATTGCACCGGCACAATGAATACTTCTAATGTTCTGCCATCTTGAAATTGATTTATGTAATCTTGTGCTGCATTGACTTTCTTGAGGACGCGTTTTATGGTACGAGTTGCCCATTTTGTTGGTTTAACAGGTATTATAATATAGTCAGCGCCCATAAAAGCGGAAATAACTTCTGAAGCTCCTGAGCCCGGTGTATCAATGACTACATGCTCATAGGGTGAGTTTCTTACTAAAGCGCCGATTTTAGGAACTAAGGCTTGATTTTTGGATGCATGAAATCCAAAGTCTTCGAGTTCTAATGATGCAACTAGGACATCTATTCCCTGTGTATTTCGGATAGATTCTGTAAACGTTGTTTCGCCCATTATAACTGTAAAAGTATTAGCTTCATCAAATTCTTCTATAGGTACATCTGGAAAAAAGGCATCTGTAAGATCGCCTTGCATATCATAGTCAACAGCTAAAACGCGATTTGATTGTGACTTTTTGGAAAGAGCGATGATAAAATGAAAGCCTGTAGTGGATTTTCCGCTCCCCCCTTTTGGGTTTGAAATTACAAAAACCGCCATACGTCTTATTTAATAAAGTGACATAATATAGAAAATAAAATTTTAATATCTTAGAAAATTTTTAATTTTTAATATCTCAGGAAAGTGCATCCGGATGCACTTTCCTATAAACCCTTTGAGTTCCCACCCTCTATAAGACGGATACCAAAACCCCTTAAAAGAATATAACTAAACCTAAAGAAAAATTTAAAATCCAAATAAGAAGGCTATAGCGTAAAAAGAAAAAATCGTCCCATAAAGACATAAAAAGATGGAATGGATGAAAAAATATGAAACGGAAAGGAAAGAAAGTCCCAAAAGAGAGTAGGGAAGAAATCAGAAGGGTGATAATAAAACTATTATCAGATATATTTCTAGGAAATCAAAAATTACAAACGTCTGTCAATCAAGCTGTAGAAAATATCACTGAAATTTTTGAACATAAAGATTTAAAAAATCCAAGAGCATGTTTTTGTCCTTCTCGTTTGGAATATCAGGGAGGGCATTTAAAATCGGAAGTAAGTCATAGTTTTTGAGTTTTGATAAAACACTAAGCTGACTTTCGATCTCTGATAAAATTTCCGCCTCTTCGATTTTGGGATTCCCCTTACCAAATTCTAACCAATTCCTTCCATACCCTAATTTGTATTCAACTCGGATTAAAAAGTTAGTGGTTAACGCAATATCCCCGCGCTTGGTTTTGTAATAAGTGCTGAGATCCACTTCTAAAATTTCAGCAATTTCTTTAGGTTTCTTTCCGGATTCTTCTTCGATCTGTAAAAAACGTAAAGTAATGGGTTTGATATTTTTTTGTTTCATTATGGGAAAAATTCCTAAATTTTAGTATACAAATGGGATAATATCCCAATATTGACATATATAAGTCTTTCCTGTGCCAAGCACAGGGAGAACCTAAAAAAGAAAAACGAAGCCGAAAATATGAAAATCATCCATTAAGATAATAGAAAATATAGACTATTACGTAAAAACATTAGTCGATAAAAACCCTAAAAAATCAAAAACAAAAATAACCGAATCGAAAGATTTGGCCCACTCTCAAAGACACAAATAAAAACTAAATAGAGATACATTAGTAAATACTAATGTAGTTGCGACAAAACAAATAGTTTAAGTGTCAAACTAATCCAAAAGATGGAAATTTTAAAAAGATATAAAATATACCCGATAGGGGAGGGGAGTGCATACTATGAGGTATATGACTCACTTATAAAGAAAGTGGTGTATCGTCACCAAAAACGGGCGTGGTGTATTGACTGGGTCTTAGAGTTATATATACAAACTGAAAAACAAAAAAACGAAACAAAAGGAAAAAAGGACCAATGACAGATATAATTACCTCACTAACGGGTATATTGATCATTTTTTTTGTTCTGGAGGTATACCGATACCGATTTAGACGCCAAACTACAAAACAAATACTAATCAACATAAACAAGAAAAACACAAAAACGAAAAAAAAATCAGTATAGGAATTAACAGTTGGAAACTAAAAACGAACACACAAGTCAAACGACTCACATAAAACAAAAAAAGTTAGAACAACTTTTAAAAAAATATAACTGGAACGAAATGCCTAAGGGATCGAAAGTCTTTCAGCATTTTAATATACCCAAAGTCAAAATCACGATTAAGAACGACAACGAAGCCCATTTCTGTGTCAAAAAAATTCCCTATTATATCCTCAAAGATCCCGAAACAATCGAACAGATTTTAAGACACATTGATTCAACTTTGCAGAATAACCAAGACAAACAAATCCCAAAATCATATCTGCAGGTAGTTAAATAATAAACTGAGTAGGATTTTAAAGGTTTCGACAGCCTGTAAAGAATAGACTTAAAAAGAATTTCAAAACAGTAATTTAAATACATTAGAAATAACTAAAATATAAACGAGAGTAATAGAGAAAAATAAAGAGTTAACCCCGCTATATAAAAACGAGCGAGAGGAAAAATCAGTTGGAAATAGAAGTGATACTAAAAGACAGAAACCTGAATCGAAACAAAACAAGAATCGAAATCCTGTTATACAGAAACTATTTTAGGGAAGAAACCACAGACCCAGGACTTTATAAAAACTTAAAAATCCCGGACCTTGAAATTCGAATCGGAGAAACGTGTCTTAGTTTTTTAGACAAAGGTAACCTTTTTTATTACACAAACTCCATAAACGAAGTAGAGAAAGTCCTGAAATACATACAAAAGACTTGGGAAGAAGAAAATAAAAAAGGAATCGATATTCCATTTTCTGCATATTTGAAAGTGACATCCGGTCGAATTCACGACGCCGCATAATAAGAGAAAAAAATGAATGAGAATCAAAGAGTGTTTCGTGTCCCAAAAGACCGAAATTATACGGTAGTAAAAAATCATTTTATAGATGATACTCGACTAAGTCTAAAGGCGACAGCTATATTACTGTTAGCCTTACGGTATCCAGATGACTGGAAGATGTCCGTAAAAACAATCGCTAGGTTAAAATCCGACAAAGAATCAAGTATAGCGTCCGGTTTGAAAGAACTGGTTACCTATGGATATGCAGAATATAGAAAAAAAAGAAGTACTCTAACGGGTGAATTTGAATCTGGGTGGTATTTTTTCGAGGAGTCTCAAAAGCCGGAAGTTCATTTCGAATTAAAAGTAACTCAAAATAAGAGGATAGAAAAACAAAGAGAACTTTTTGAAGAAGAAAAACCACTGCTGGATTATCCACAACCGGAAAGCCCACTCTTGGAAAACCGGGTTACGGTAAAACCAAACGTGGAAAATCATCCACTACCAAATACTATAGACCAAAGACTATCAAAACAAGAACTCTCTTCACAAAAACTAAATACTTCTAGAGAGTACGACCCGCCCGCAAAGGCGCATGTAGAAGAACAAAAACAAATTTTATTAGAAGTAGAAATAGAATCTAAGAATGAAGAAACCCCACTACTTGATTTTCCACAATCGGAAAATCCGGTTGTGGTAAATCCAATCGTGGAAAATCAACCACTACCAAATACTATAAACCAAAGACTATCAAAACAAGAACTCTTTAACCAAAAACTAAATACTTCTAGAGAGTACGGCCCGCCTGCAAAGGCGCATGTAGAAGAACAAAGTTCAAAAAAAGTAAATCCACGTTTTCATTTTCCAGACTCTTGGCTAATTAATTTCCAAAACTACTATTTAAAAGAACACGGAAGTGAAATGGGACAACCAGACTCAGAACTAAAAGCCTTAAACTCATTGTATGAAATATCCAAAGGGAATTGGAACGTAATCGAAACTAAGATACAAACACTTATCCAACTGAGAAAACAAGATTCCAAGTTTTGGTGTGAACAGTCTTTAAGTCCTGAATCTATCTCTAAGTTTTGGTCCAGGTTATTTGAAAGAAAAGAAAAACAATATGAAAAGAATAGAATGCGAAATGAAAAACGAAATGAACCCAAATATAACGAGAGTAAGAATATGACAGATAAACCAATCGAGATAAAGGACTTAGATCCTTACAAATGTTTTTTAGTATGGGGTAAAACTAAGTTACTAAAACAACAACTAGAATTTTACGAACAAAATCCAGATCCATTGAAATACGAAGGAACTAAAAAGATACTCTTTGAAAAATTCGTAAACGAAGTGTATCCGGGTCTTGTAAGTAACTCTGAAGTAAAAAAGTCAACAATTGAAAATAGAAAGGAAAATACGCAAGGAATAGTCGCATGAGCATTTTAAATTCAACCCACCAAATTGTACTAGAACCGGTTTTCTACAAAAAAGAACAAGAATCAATTTTTAACGAACCTTTAAGAGAATCGGATACATTATTTGTAAGAGATAAAGACGGAGAACTCATGTATGTGAATCGATATGATGCGATTCGAATTCATGATAGACTAAGAAAAATCAAAACACAAAAAAGCGAAAAAGAAAATGGAAGATAGAGTAGAATACCATATCTACAAACACATAGCACCACAAAATAATTCCCCAAGAATTTGGGGATCGGCGGGCCATGAAGTATTTACCGGAATAGACGGATTAAAAAATGCGATAAGAAAAGCCATAGAGTTACAAAAAAACGCACCTCTAGGAGTAGAGTATTCCGTACAAAAATATGTATATTCTAAAAAAACAAACTACAGACCCATAAAAACAAGAGTTTGGAAAAATGGTGAAGCTGCCTAAAAAAACAACGCGTAATCTATTTATTAAAAACTATATTCGTTAAATAGAATAAAACGTTTTTTAGACTCTTGTATAAAAAATGAGGGTAGTCCTTAATTTTTTTTATAACACTAAAAAAAACGAAAGGACTCTTTTATATAGAAAAAAATAACAATGAAGTATGCAAGAATTACCATTCTTACACGTAATCAAAACTAAATTAGAAATAGAACAGATACCGATTCATAAAATTAAATATCACGAAAAAAATACAGAGTTATTCCCAAAAAGAAAACCAGAATATATTAGAGAGTTAAGAAATAATATACAAAAGGAAGGGTTACACGAACCCATATCCGTAAAATACGATTCCCAAAATAACAATTATGTTTGTCTATCAGGAGAACATAGGATAGAGGCTGTAAAACTTTTAGGATGGACTGAAATTCCAGGATACAAAGTAAATCCTGAAGACGAATTAAGTTATTTGATCAGAAGAAATATACTAAAACCACATATAGGGCACAAAACAAGAATCAGAGTATATAAGGTCTATTGTCCCGAAATACTCAGTCTCAAACTTACTAATAAAAATAAAATAGAAGAAGTTTCTAAAAAATTATCTCTATCCCTACAAACAATAAAATCGGATCTGAAGAAATTCCATAACCAAGACTCAAAAATTGTGAACTTAGAGGAACTAGAAACTCTTTGGTCTCAAAAAAGAATTAAAAATCTAAAGATCAATCTCTCAGGTTTATCAAATGGAAATTATCTTTTAAACGTAAGTGGTAAAAATCTAAGTTATGAATGGGTAGGAAAATTAAGAAAAATAATAAACGAAAGTGCTCAAGCGGCGAAATCCGTTTGGTATGATAAAAACTTTAAAGAAGAAAACTTAGAAACTGCACAGCAAATCAAACAACTTAGAATAGACGCAGGGCTTACACAATTTCAGTTATCACAAGCACTAGGATATTCACAATCCTATCTAGCCGAACTAGAATCCGGGAAATGGCAATGTTCTGAAAACCTTTATGAATCAATCGCTAATTACTGTTATGAGAGAATCGCATGAACTTTAAAATTATGCAGGGCGATTCTTCAAACATCATATCCAAACTTTCTTATTTACCAGGATACAGAAACAAAATCGATTGTTTAGTAACATCAATTCCTTATTATCAAAAAAGAGATTATCTAGAAAAATTTCATCCACAAAAAGAAAAAGAAATCGGTTGTGAAATTAGTATCTCACAATATCTAAAAAATCTCGAACAGGTTTTTAAAGAGGCCAAAAAACTACTTAAAAACAATTCAACTGTGTTTATAAACATAGGTGAATCATTCAAACAGGGAAGGGCTCAAAAAATTCCAAGTCAGTTTTGTGACATGATGGAGGGTATAGGATACAAATACGTTCAGGAAATTATTTGGGCGAAATCGATTACAACTAAAAACGGAAATATAGGATCATGTAAACCGGAATCAGTAAACCGTAGGTTTACGAACTCACATGAATACGTATTGTTTTTTGTTTTGGATCTAAAGAAATATTACATAAACTTAAAAAACGTATCCGTTCCTTTGGCTGGAAATCAAAAAGATCCAAAAACAAAACTCATAAAATTATCAAAACAAAATTCAAACTCACTCAAAGACTACGAACAAACAAAAGCGGAAAACCCTTCCGCTATAAAAAAAAGAATCCTAGAAAATAAGATTCAAAATAACGATTTCACAGCAAGAAGACGAAGTGTCTGGCAAATACCGACGGCAAATTCTAAAAATAGACATACAGCGGTCGGTCCCATCGAGTTATTTGAAATCTGTATATTGGCAGGAACCAAAAAAAATGGAACCGTCCTAGATCCTTTTTCTGGGGAAGGAACTGTTGGAAAAGCGTCTTTAAAATCAGGAAGAAATTTTCTAGGGATTGATTTGGATGAAAGATCCTGTAAAGAAGCAAAAAATAATTTAGAAGAAATGAAACTGATATTAGTGTCTTAAAAAAACGATGCCACAAAAAAAGAAGAAACAACCAATAGAACGAAAGAAAAAGACGAATCTAAAAAGTGAAATGAGAAACGGCATCAAAAGAAACGTAATTTTTTCTGAAAAAGAATTAGAAGTAATGCGTAAAGAATACCTTCAAGGAACTTCGAGACAGAATATCTGTAAAAAGTATAATCTTAATTACAAACAACTAGATAATCTAATACGGTATAACTCCTGGAGTACTGATCGTAAGGAAATTTCAGGAAATTTAAGGGTAGTTTCAGACCTACAAATTTTGACGAATTTAGCCGATGCAATCGCAAAGATCAACATAGAAGCGACTAAATACCTAGAAATATATCATGAGAGAATGACAGATCCTAAAATTAATAATTTAGAATTATCTATCTTGAGCAAATCAAGATTCACACATATAAAAGAGTTACTCCGATCATTATCTGTACCAGATACAATACGAACGGAACCAAATAACTCGGAAGAAAAAACACAAGTCAACATCCAAATCGTAACGGGAGTAGGGGAAGCACCTGGAACAGTTGAAAAGTTACTTAAAAATGAACAAGTAGGTGTCAAAAAAACAACTACAAGAAATCAAATACAAGAAGATTCATAAAAATGTAATATCAAAAGAATCAATCTTTTCAGAAAAACAGTGTCTAGCCTTAGAAGAGGACTGGTCAAAACAGAATATTCAAGAAATCTGTTATGATGGAGGAGCCAGAAGCGGAAAAACCTATCTTGTTATAAAATCGATCCTATCCCGTGCATTTTTGTCAAAAGAATCTCGTCACTTAATCGCAAGATTTAGACTCAATCACCTAAAAATGTCCGTATGGAGACAAACGATCCTACCTTGTCTCAAAGAGATGGGATTTAGGAGGGGAAAAAACTTTGAACTCAATGAATCCGAACTAATCATCACGTTACAAAACGGTTCCGAAATTTACGCGGCTGGACTTGACGACTCTGTAAGGGTTGAAAAGATCATGGGGACCGAATTTAATACGATCTTTATAAACGAAGCCACACAAATTTCCTATTCCACTTATCAAAAAATAAAAACAAGACTCTCTCTCGTAAGACCTGAATTATATAATAAAATTATAATCGATTGTAATCCAAGAAGTCGTTACCACTGGATTTACAAATACTTCATACAAAAACAAGACCCGGAAATCGGAGAGGCACTTTCTGTTCAGAGAATGGAAAAAATGAGCCGAAGGTCATGGACTCCACTCGATAACCCTTATCTTTCCGAGGAATATAAGGAACTGTTATCAGAACTAACAGGAATCGAAAGAGATAGGTTGTATAAAGGGTTATGGGTAGATGCTGAAGGGCTAGTCTATAAAAACTATGAACAAGCAATCATAAAACCGTTTGAAATTCCAAACAGTTGGAACTGTGCGGGTGCAGTTGATTTTGGATATACAAATCCATTTGTGTTTTTATGGCTTTATTATGATCAATCCAATGAAACTTGGTATCTAACCGACGAACACTATCAGACTCAAAAAACGGTAAGGGTACATTGTGAGATTTTAAAAAAAAGAAAAAAACCGAACCTATTTATCATAGCCGATCATGACTCTGAAGATAGGGCCACTATGGCTGAATGCGGATTTTTAACGATAGCAGCAGATAAGGACATATCTACCGGAATCCAAGCATTAATCAAATTATTAGAGGCTAAAGAGGGAGTTAGATTAAGAATTTTTGAAACGTGTGTACATACTATTGAGGAATTTTCAATATACTCTTGGGAAGAGCCAAAAGAAGGAAAAAACGCAAAAGAATTTCCGGTTAAAAGTAATAATCACTCAATGGATGCGCTTAGATATTTTGCACTCAAAGTAGTCGGAAAATCAAATTTGATCATAACGAGAAAAAAAGAGGACGTATTAAACGAGATTCAAAAACAAAAACCTAAAACGCTCGAAAATTTAAGAAACGAAACCTTAAAAAGATATGGAGTAGGACAAAATTTTCTAAGGTAATCCTATACTTTTAAAACCCGATTGAGATGGAACACAGGTATATTCGAATTTAAGTAAATAAAACTTAGGAAAAAAACCAATGGAAGAAACAAAAAATAAATTCGAACTATCAAAATGGATCATACAATTAGAGGAAAATGACAGACAAATTCTATACGATCAACTTACATCCGGGGTTTTAAATAAGGAACCAAGAGACACTTTATTTTATGTTTTTTTAATCAAATTATATAAATATTTGGAAAAAAACGAATTAGGTCCCGCACAAGAAGAAGCACAATTTTTAAAACTGGTTTTAAATCTTAAAGAAACACAAAAACAAACCCTCTATGACGCCTTAGTATCATCAATATCTAATATTTCTGATAGAGACACGATACTCCATATATTTCTTTGGAAATTGGATCAACTTCTTTCTTACTAAAATATGAAAAGAGAATCCCCGCTCTCGGAATATAGGGTACTTAGGGAATTAAGTTACGCTTTACTCTATTATTTTTTAGGTCTGCAATACTCTATATTAGGCAATCCTAATTTAGAAGTGATCGTCCAAAAATCCATTTGGTCTGACGTAATGGGTATTTTAAGAAAACGTTTTTTTGGTGAACTATTATTAAGACCTACCTTTTATCCAAGAACACTAGAGATAAATCCAGATCCATTTACGGATTATAGTTCCTATACAAATAGAAAAGATAAATTAGAATTTGGGCAAGGTGTAGTTAGAAGAGAAGATTTAGAAAAAAAAGATCAGGAAATATTTGATTTTTTAGCACAGGATTGGAATCGAATCTATTTAGAACTTAGGGATAAATCATCTATTCTTGGATATATAGCAGAAGCGGTACTTGATAAAGGAGAGTATGAAGACGATTTAAAAAAAATGACATTGCCTGAATTTTCAGAGACCGCAAAAAAATACAACTTACCAGGTCTTGAAGATATAGACGCACTTAAAGAAACACTCCACCTAACAGACGAACAAACCTATGCCCTACTCTATGGAAAAGCAAAAGGTGCAGAGTGGCTTGCAATCTATGATCATAACAAAGAAAGAAAGGGAAGGGCGTATGAACTCATCACTAAAATGTATAGAGAGCAAATCGCTGAATGTCTGGCAAGAAACGCAAGTGAAGAAGAAATTAGAAGTTTAATGCTCTCACCAGACGACACAGAAATTAAAAAAGCGTTGGGTTTATTCGAAGAAAATATCTCAGAAGAAGAAAGAAGTAAAAGGGAAAAAGAATACGAAGAATTAGTAACAAATCACTTAAACCGTGACATGACACGTTTTGCATATACGGAACTTTCCATAAATTTTAATAACGGAAAACTACTCTATGTTATAAACGAAAAAAACACACCTTCGTATGTAAGATTTGTGGGAGGAAACTACTAATCAATTTGGTAAATATTAAATTACATCCTGTAAGTTGTGACAAGTGCCTTGAATTTTTAGGACAAGTCGCGCGTGTTTTTTTATCAGAAGAACAACTAAACGACTCACAATATATGCAAAGTCAAGGACTGAAATATTTAGGAGGGGATAAGTTTAGCGGTGATCCGATTTCAAATATTGCAGTATGGCCCGGAAAAAATAACGCAAATCTAAAATTTAGTGATTATTGGTTTTGTTGTCCACTACACCCAAACTGTTCCCATGAATACGAAACTATCACATTTAACGAAAATGATGAAGATGAAGAAGACGAAATCAGTGAAATATTTAGAGAAGGAAAGATAAGGGACTTAAAAGAAAGGTTAAGGACAGAAGAAATACTGAACCAAAACGAAGAAGCAAATAGAGAAAGAATTCGTTTAGAAAAAAAATACGGCCCGATAACAAAGTCCGGTGTAATTTACAGAGTAGGGTCCTGGGAGGAACCTACGTGCGCTATGGAACTAGAAAGTTCATGGCTCTCAAATTATATCGCTTGGAAACTAAAAACAATTTAACAGGAAAAGTAATCCGTTATATACCTTGGAATCGTAATGTCAATAAAGGCGGATATGGATTTATTGAATCAAAAGGGAAAGAGTATTTTTTTAACGCTAAATATTCATCCATTAAAGACGAAGACATAACGATCGGTCTAACCGTAGAATTCGAACTAAGAAAAGGGTATGATAAAAAACATTGTGAGTTTGTAACACAGGCCACAAGACTAAAAAAAGTTTGAGAAAATCAGGTAAAGGGGGAAGTTCCCCCTTTAATATCACTACAAAACCGAATGTTTTAACTCCACTTACCAACGAAGAAATGTTGGAACGAAGAGGGGAATCTTGCCTTTGGTATAGACTGACTCCCTGTCCTTGTCCGAGTGAAGATAGACTTCCAGATTGTAAGTTTTGTTATGACGGACTCATCCGTAATTTTCAAGAGACCTTAGAAATTAAGGAAGAAATGGCCTACAAGGTGGAACATAACCGGGTGTACACTCGGTTTTGCCCTATTAAAAAAGTAAAAAATATAAATCTAATTTCAAGAGAAACTCATAAACCTCTTACGGTCAAGAGGATACAAGAAGAGTATATAGAAGTAGAAGAAACATTAAAGTTTTGGAATGCGGTTTTACTTCACTACGAAGTTTCCATGATTGAAGAAATTATAGTGGAAGCAATTGGAGAAAACGAATATTCACTCTATCCTAAACTTCCATTAGGTGCAATTGTAGGAGTTGTGGAAATTTTTAAGGTGAATGATTTAGGAGAGACGAGTCGTGTAGAATCTACTGGTTTTACTTTTAATAGTCTCCAGTTTTTAAATAGGGTCAACGGACTTTATAGACTCAAACTCAAGTTTATATATCCTGTTAAGGTAGGATACAAAACATTCAGTAACGAACAAGACGCAAGAAAAATATTTGGGAGTAGTCAAATCACTTTTAACGACGGTGAAGTTATGGCCGTTATGGGAGTAGGATATAACTTGAGCCAAGGGGATACAATCACCTTACTAGTTTCGACTCTAACACATTCTGAATATATACCCTATCAATTCGGTAGCTATGACAAAGTATCGTATTCACCGATTAGAAAAGTGGAAAAAATCATTTCAAAAGAAAAGTCCTTTATCAAAGAACACGAAGAAGGAAAAGACTATCAAGTCTTTGGGGATTCCAAAATCAAATGGATCACCGATAAACCTAAAAACGGATATAGTATTATTTATGAATATCATCCAAGTTTTAGAATCACAGGCTTTATAGAATCAGGAAGCGGTGAAGATAGGGACAAACCAAAAATTTTTAAAATGAAAGCTCTATCTAATTTAAATACGAGAGAATAAAAAGCAAAATGAAACAGATCTATAAAAACATAGAGCAAATTAGGGAAAAACTTAGACTCATATTCGTATTTCCGTATTATCTTTTAGGGATGTTGAAACTTGCCACAAAAATGTATTATCAAAAATTAATGTTTAAAACCGTAAAACCTGGTCAAGTGATGTTACTCTACTATGACCCTTTAAATATCAATACATTGGAACTTGTGGAAAAATTGGAAAGGTTAGTCGTAAAACCGTTTCGACAAATTCATAAAATAAATCCTATCGTTTTGGTTTTACCGTATGGAACTAACTTACAAACAGGAAGCATCAAAGGATTTTATACCTCATTAGATCGGGACCAAAAAAGAGAATTTAAAAAAGTAATCTATGAGGATAATGAAATTATAACTCCATTAAATCTAGAGTTTTGAAGGAATTACAAAAAGAAGAAATAACAGATGAATTAGCTGAAATCATTTTAGATAAGATCCACCTTGCCATGATAAAAGAAAATCCATACTGGCAAGAAATAGTCATGAACGAAAAGGAAGGTGGAGAAGAACTTTATCTTCTACAGGAATCGAGTTTAAAAAAAGTATTTCGATGTTCAAACAAATCTCTATCACAGGATGCAAAAGAAGCACTCTTAAATAAATTTAATAATCTGGGAGCATTGGATTTAGTAGAGATACTTAAAAACACAGATCTAGAAAATAAAGAAGCAGATGAGGACTTTCTACAAAAATCCTCTTTATTAGAGGAAAATGCGATAGTAGTAAAAATTGAAAATGAAAAGGGAAGTTATCGGAACGGTTTTGATTTAAACGGAAAATCCTGGAAAGGGAAGTTATTTTTTGACTATGGGTATATACAAAAATCAAACGTAGACGAGATTATAGGGGTTTTTTTAGGTCCCGAAAAAAATTTAAAAAACTACTATCTAATCAATCAGAAAGACAAAGAAGGAAACTTTGACGAACATAAATTAATGTTAGGGTTTCGTAATGAGACAAATGCTAAAAAAGCATATCTAAAACACTATCCTAAAAATTGGAAAGGACTTGGAAGTATCGTTACATTAAACGAAGAAGAGTTTCAAGTTTTTTTAAATAAAAAAGATGTTCAAAAAGAATTTATAAACCCAAAAGTAGAAATCCTAAAATCAAAACTATTCGATTTACGATTGGAATTAAATAAGAAAAGAGAAAACTTTTCTTTTTTTGAAAACCTTAAAAATCCAATATCTTACAAAAATCAGGAAGAATCTGGGATCTATCAAATTCTTAAATCCATAATATTAGAATCTTGTTTAAACTTAGAATATATAATCAAAGCAAAACTAGGAAGACCCGCGGCTCAACTTGGGGAAAGAAGCGTTTGGAGGGATGGCAAAACCAGAATCAAAACTGAAAAAGGCTGGAGGATAGTTTCTAACAAACATACTGAAGAAAATAAAAATGAGAATGTAAATGAAATAAAAAAAGAAGCACCTCCAAAAATTGGAAATTCTCATCCTTCTAAACTACCCTTTAGAAATATCAGAACAATGGAACAATATACGGATAAAAAGGATTATGACAGAAATCAAATCGAATCCTTAAAAGTTAAAATTAAGGATAAAGGATATGATCCTAGTTTTCCCCTATCAGTAGATCTACAGGATGGAAAGTGGACTGTAGTTGCAGGTCATCACAGATACGAAGCGGTAAAAGAACTTATAGAAGAAGGACATTTGCCTGAATTTTTCGAAGTGCCGGTAGTAGAAAAAAGTTTTGCATCTAGTAACGATAGACTGATTGCACAAATTTCAGAGAACCAAAGAAGAAACGTACTTCCTACAGACGAAGCCAAAGCGTATGGAAAACTCATAGAAAACGGATGGGATGCAAAACAAATTTCAGAGGAATTAGGAATTAAACTAGGTGAGGTAAATAGAAGAATTGCTTTAAATGACTTATCACCCGAGTTATTTTCACTCCTACAAAAAAAAGATCGGTCTTTACCTCTGGGAGTAGCCGAAACGATCGGGATGTTTGCAAAAGACTCAAATGACAAACCGAATCAAACCATACAGATTAGGGCGTTTAAATGGTACCAAGAAAATAGATCCAAATACGGAAGTCGCGCTACAAGCGTTCTACAAGGTTATATCAAGGATTTACAAAGCGGAGAATTCGAAAACTTTGATATTGATTCTGTAGCAACTAACGTTCAAAAGGAAGCTTTAAAAACAATTGGATCGAGGGAAAAAGCGGCTACAAATAAAAAAATGTTGGAAATGATGCTTGAGAATATAACTAAAAATTACCAAAAAATCCTAGGGGACAATGTATCTTCTCTTTCTCCGGAAACTACAAAAGAACTAGCCGCCTCGATTGCTCTTTTTTCTGACAAAGGAGTGGGTTCATCGGCACTACTGGGAAAACTTGGAATCATCATACAAGACCTAACTCAGATTCAACATTCCTTACAGACAAAACTAAAAGAAATAGAGGACGATTCTAATATTTCTTATCTTTTTTAGTTACCGATACAATCGGATTTTAGTATTTTAAATAATATATGAATCAGGAACAATTTCTTCACCATCCGGAAGTATTACATCTTAGAGCGATTTTAGTTGAAGGTCTCTATTTTCAAAAATTAACTCATTCCCTATTTGATGATATACTAATGAATGTAGACAAAATATATAAAGACAGAGACAGGCTGATTGAGTTTATAAAAAAAGAACAACTGTTAGGAGACTATGAAAGGTTTCTACAACTAAAAGAACTCGAAGAATAGAATCTAGATTGATTAATAAAGATTATGGTTATTTTTAGAAATATATAATAAATTATTATTCTATATTAAAATATTTAATTTCTCTAATTGACAAATTTTAAGTAACTGTTCGTATACGGACATAAAAATAGAGAAGTGAGTAACCATATATATGATAAAAATAGTAGAATTCGACGAAATTCAAAGTGAATTGAAAAATCTTATAAAAGGACTTAAAAAATTATCGGAAACAACGGAAGTAGGATTTTTAGAGGTCTTATCACCTAATTTCATAAAGAGATATACGAACTTTTCCAACTTTGAAGAAATGTTAAAAAGTTCAGGTTCTATTATTGAATCTGAAAAAGATTTTATAGAATTAGAAAAAAGTCCTCAATGGAACGATTTTGTAAGTCAAAATACGAAATTTAATAGTTGGGAAGAAATGATTAAAACTTCTGCTGATTTATTTTTTTATCAATTGTTGGATAACTAATTAATCGATTGGGTTAATTAGGATTTAACTTGAATGCAAAATAACCCCCAGATATATTTCTCGGGGGGTTATTAAAGAATTCTTATACATAATTTTAAAATTTTTCAACTATCCGATTTCTTTTGGGAGTGTCATTTAAGTTGTTTTCTGCTTAAATCTAGAATTCGTACATCCTTGGGCGTCTTTAATGCAGAAGAAAGACTTTGATGTATGTCGATTATTTCTTTGTGTTTGTAATTCTAAAAGAAAACAAAATAATAGGGTTAGAAAGTATTTTAAAAAATATAAATTACTACTTCTAAGCCGAACAAAGCAAGAGAACAACTTTTAAAACGAGACTGAAATTGTTTTTCGACTTTAAAAGAAAAAATCGGAAAACCGATTAAACCTAACGAAAAATAGTTTCTAAAAATTAAACTGAATTTCTTTTTTTTGAATAAAACAATAGAGGTGATTCTTGCTGAAAATATGTATTTTAAAAACTCGAATATGATCATTTGAGGTTTGAGAACTCATCTGAAAGTTTTTTGGATAAGGTTATCTTTTCCGAAATGGATTTAAAAACAGAATCTAAAACCTCGTCTATATCGTCTTTAGAATGATAAAAACCAAAAGCTTGGGTGGACATTTGATGAAAAATGAGTTCCTTATTTAAACTAGGGTTTTTTAAAATGATCTCATTTGTCTTAGAAAGTAGACCTCTTACTAGGGTATACGCTTCTTTAGAAGCCTCTTCTTCTGATAATCCCTTGTTTTTAGCGATTTGAGAGATACCACCGATTTGTTGAAAAATTAAATCTTGATTCATAGAATGCGTTTTACCTCCGCAACAACTCATAGTTTCACATCCATTTTTTAATCGGGCAAGACTCTGATTTTAATTTTGTTTTTAATCTAACAAAACAACCGCATACGCTACAACGCTCCGAAAGAATTCCTTTAATTAGAAGAGAACAAGAAAGACAAATCTCTAAACGTTTTTCAAAATCTTTTTTTTCATTCATTTTATTTAACTCCAGTATCGACCTTGGATTGTGTATGTGGAAAGAAGTTTCCAATTAAAAAATTCATATTTCAAAACCCTGTAACGAGTATACCAATTTGGAATATAGCAAGAATTGCATAGATGTCTACAGCAAGTTGATGTGCAACAAACTACAAATCCTCCACCCGTCCAACAAAGACCGATACTTGTAGATTGAGAATAACCGCCAGGACAATCAGGACAAGTAAACCAGGGCCCAAGATTATAACAGGAATCATAACCGCCGCACAAATTACAGTCGTTAACTGTAGTTCCATAATCAAGATGTGTATCCACGACGTGCCATGTATCTCCCACAGAATAGAAACCTTTTGGATATACGTCATAACGATTTGAACCAATATTCCCCACCCAGTGGCCTCCCGCACCGCTTACCGATGAGGAAGGTCCAAAAGGTGGGGTTATGCGAAAGGGAGCCAGTTTGTTCCTTCGTCTTTACTCCAATACGCAAAATTTCCTTGAGTCCTTACTCTAAAATTTGCATTATCAAAACCCAAAGAAGGAGTTGTTTTGATATAACTTTTAGATTGTATATAATTAAAAAGCCAGTTTATGGCACTCGCAAGAGAATCATTCTCTAAAATACCTGGATCAAGTTCAACGTCAACACCGACTAGTTTAGGGTCATAAACTGAAAGAGTTCTTACAAGATTTGTAATATTCCCGCCGCTTTGATTGTATCTTAAAAGACCGATTCTATTTTGAGTGACTAAAGGATTTCCGTTTGAATTTAACCACTGTTCAAAAAGACGGGTTCGATACGTTTTACGAGTGGGTCTAGGTTGAGGCTGAAATCTTTCGGTTTGAGAATTAAAAACGGCGACTGATTTTTCATCCGTTAAAACGGATTCAAATTCCAATTCATAAATCCCTACAACTGAATTCGGATTCGGAGTAAGAGAAGTTTCCCCAAAAATATAAACACAATCCGATTTTATAATAATTCCGTTCCCGACTAAAATCGTATTTTGATTTTGTAAACTAACATTAAAACCGATCGCTGTATCTGTATTTCTACCAATAGTGGAAAGAATCGAAGTTAAGAGTATAGAAACGTATGAGTCTTCACTAACAGCACCCGAAAGTCTATTTATATCATCGGCACTTATCTTTTGGAATACGTTTTGATAGTATGATTTAAATTCGTTACTTGTAAGAGAGATTTCAGTCTGCATTTTTAGCCCCTATATAAACGGCTGTACCCGCCGCTAAAATACGATTGAGTTCTGTGATTTGAACGTTAGAAATTAAAGAGAAATCCTCTACTAGTATATAACTAACTCCTAATAGAGGTGTAACGATACTTGAGACAGCCTTAGTATTAGGTCCCGGAAGAAAAAGACCTGTATCGGTTGCGGAAACCTCGCTTGTAAAACCTAACTCGTTACACCTTAAAACAGCATAATCAGGTCTTTGGAAAATTTGAGAGATTTTTGTAAGTGTAGGTTCGTTTGATAACACATAACCAAGTATATATCCCACAAATTCAGGATCGTTCATGCCCGTAGGTCTTTCGATTCCTAAAAGGATGGCCCATTTAGTAAGAAAACGACCTTCTGATTGTGTGAGAGTGGAACACTCTGAAGCAAGGTTTTGAAATAACAAATGCCATTCCACACTGTTATACATCGCACCTTTGTTTATGTCGTTGATGTTTGTAACCGGAGAAATTAAAGGTCTATCCAGATCCCCCCAAAGACATTGGAATGTCGGGTCTGTTGAGTTAAACTGAGGTAGTTTATCAAGTAGATTGTTCATAAAGGAGATACTTTAGAAACTTCGCATGTAATTACGCCTAAAGAAGAACCGCCAGTACGGGGAAGAAAGGTAGGAGGAACAGAAATGTCGATTGGAATCGGAATCGGGTTTGGAACCGGATCATTTGCAAGTTTACCGTAGAATTCTAAGATTTCTACCTTGTAAAAATCGGGATGGCTTTTAAGAATAGTTGCACCTACTTGGTTGAGTAAAACGTCAAAACCGATCGGTAGAGTGTTTAAATAGTAGGTAATTGCGTTAGTTGCAATTGTAGAAGCTTCTTCTAAAGAAATTTGAGAGTTATTTAAAACCTCAAGACGAAACCGAACACTGATACCGAGAACGGGTATTTTAAAAACGTTTACCCAAGTACCGGCGGCTGAATAACCCGGAAAGTGTTCAGGGTCGTTTAAGTCTCCTTCGATCGTTTTTAAAACCAAATCCAAAAGGCTTTGAGGCGGGTTTGACGTACCATCAGAAACATAAATATTGATCCAACCAAATTCAACAGAACCGGAAACCGGATTTTTATTCGTTGTGATTTGAGCACCTGCAACCCCTGGAATCGAAATTACAGCGGTATAGATACCGAGTAGAGTAGATCTACCTAAAGAAACGATAAAGTCTCTAAATCTTTTTAGTCTGTTTTCTTCGGTTTCTTTGTTACTTCCTCCTATAAAATCACTAGGGTTCCAAACCCTAGTATTTGCAGGAAGTTGAATATTTAAAGAACCTAATCCTTCTTCTGTATTAATCGAAAGTCTACGTATATTGTAGTCTGTACCCGGTTCTTTTGCCCTGATCTCTATTTCTGTGTATTCTTGACCGACTAATAGTGTAACAGGGGAGATAGATTCAAATAAAAGACCGAATAGGTCTAAAGTAAAAATAGGAATTTCTATATTTTCTAAGTGGTCTTTGTGTTCGATTCGAACGATACCGACTGATTTAAGACCGGGAAGTCTATTAAAACCTAAAGCGTTGTAAATTCCTTCTCTAATCGAATAATCAAATCCGTTTAAGGTTCTAAGATCGCTTTCGGCTAATACGCTTGCAATCGCACAGATCCAGGTATAGATACGAGATCCCGGATTAAAATTAGAAAGTTTTGATCCGGATGCGATTAGATAGTTTTGAATCGCTAGTCTATATTCTATTTCCGTTTTGGGTACAAAAGGTAGGGTCACTAACTTTTGAATGTATATTAAAAAAACCAATATCGGGAAATTCCCGATAAAGGCGTTTTACATACAAAATAAAAAAAGTGGGAATTACGGATCTAGCACAGTCAGGAGTAAATACACTACTCGGACTCAATTCGTATGAACCTCAGAACGTATTTTCATTCGCATTCTATGAAAAAGAAAAAAACGGAAACTATAACCTAAATTCGACAAGTAACGAATATTTTTTTGTAAACGGACCTTTAAGTTATACGGAAAATTTTAGATACAGAACTGGAATCGAAAAAACGTTCGGGTCAACTGTAGTCATAGACTATGGACCTGATAACCATGAAATAAAATTAGAAGGTGAATTTCATATCTACCATTTAGGTTTACCATCAAAACCGAGTAGTTCTGTGACAGGAGGATCGGGCTTTGTACAGTCTGCATTTACAGCCGCTAAAAGTATCGTTAAGAATCAACTAACAAGCTATTATAACAAATTAAGAAGTAGTTATTTAAGTTTTGGAGGAGGAGACTTTAGATCCGGTCTACAAGAATTCCAAGACTTTATGTTTTTACTCCATTATAACAAAAGTTTCGAAAGGATAGACTATACCTCAAACGATTCCCAAGCCTCTAAAATCATTTCCTTATTTTATGAAAGAAGGTTTTGTTTTAGAACGCACGCTTTTGTCTTTCGAGACTATGACAGAAATAGAATTGTAGAGGTGGTCATACCGAACAACGGATTTACAATTTCAAGGTCCGTATCGGATACAAATACATACAAATATTCTTTAACTCTTATAGTCGTAAAAGAATTAGAATCTCAAATTACAAGTAAATCGGTAAGATCTAACTTTAACGCGTTTCGAACCATATCCGGACTTATGAACGAACTCGAAAATATAGTCAACCTACCACTAAAACTATCAGGCGCACTGCTTGGAGTTTCTAATGGAATACAAGTATTTGCAAGTTCTACTAAAAGGGTCCTTACTTCTTGGCCTAGAATGAAGGATCAATTTAACTACCAAGGTAAACTAGCAAGAAAAACATTCGAAAACTCTAAAAACGAATTAGGAATCAAAACCAAAAAAAGGGGACTAAACGAAGACGAAATATTAGAAAAAATAGAGATTACTTCTAAAAAATCTACAAGTCATGAAGCTGAATTTAGACAAAACCTAGATACTGCAATCAATGACTCCAATTCCTTAGTAAGTTCGATTGCACAAGTTTTAATTCCTGTGGATTCTTCTGGATCAATCGAAGCAATGTCCTTACAACCCAACGCGGATCTAAGTGATTGGATTGATAACGACGTGTATAGATATACGAATACGATAAAAGAGATATTAATAGAGATAAAAGCTTCTTTAAACACCGCTGGAATTGATAACGAATATAAAATCTATCAAGTAAATCCTGGAGATAATTGGGAAAACGTAGCAGAAAAAACTTTAGGTGATAAAAGTTTAAGTCAAGCATTAGCAAGATTTAATACGAGTAAAGACACTTTAAATTTGGAAAAAAAAGCGATTAAAATCCCATTTGGAAAAAATACGAATATATTTACAACCTTACCAGATAACCCAACCCCAAAAGAATTAGAAGTAACACTGATAGGATGTGACCTAAAACTAAACGAAAATAGAGGAATTGAAATTTCACCTACGGGAGACCTAGCCTTGATCGAGGGAGACGAGGCTTTAATCAATGAAAAGTTAGATATAATCGACATAGTAGAAGGATCTTATGTTTCAGACAAAACCCTTGGTAATCCGATTATACCCGGTGAAATTTTAGACGAAACTTTAAAAAAGAAACACATTCAAAATCTATTAAGTCAATTTAGATCAGATCCTAGAATAAAAAACGCTACACTCTTAAATACCACACAAGAAAAGGATACGTATTATTTTAACATAAAACTGGTATCGATAACCGGAACGAGTTATATACTATTTTTATGAGGGGAAACTTTACAAACGACACGTTTGAATTTGAAGAAAAACCACATTCAAAAGATTCTAGGATTACACCTTGTGTGTTTGCAACCGTAACTGAAATACTACCTCGTTTTCGGGTGAACGTAATGACTACTTTTGGAGAGATTTTTTTAAAGGTTAGAACTTTAGGCCCCTTTTTATATCCGGATGGAAAAGCACACGGAAGAGCATTTGGAATCAAAAAAAATCAACTCGTTTTAGTTGAGTTCATAGGAGGATCGTTTAGAAGTCCGGTAGTTACAAAAGTATTTCCGTTTCCGACAAAAGATTCCGATTTTGGAAATATTTTAGAATTTGTAAGAAAGTATCCTTTTCTAAATCCCGAAAAAGATATAATCGACTTTCACGAGTCCGGTTATTTAACAAGACAAACTACAAATAAGATAGAGGTATATAATTCAGAACAAACGATTATCTTAGAAATCGATTTTTCTAATTCTAAAGCAAAGATCAATCTAAACGATTTAGAAATAACCGCAAATACTAAAATTACCGGAAATTTAGAAGTGGAAGGAAATATTTCCTCAAGCGGAACAATAGAGTCTGAAAAAGATATAATCTCAAATAAAAAATCCTTTAACCAGCACGGCCATGGATATAACCCAGGTCCATTACCACCTTCCAAAACTTCTCCACCGATATAGCATAACTAAATTATGTTTCTTTTATGGAGAAATTTTCTATATCCAAAAGAACCGATATTTCTATTCCACCTAGACGGTTTTCAATTGAAATCAGACTTCCAGGTTCTTCTGAGAATCTTTTTTTTCCGGTGGAATATGTAACTCATATAAGGTCACAGAGGTCTTTAAGTCCCGGAAGAGGTGGAATCACACTTACTATTCCGTTGCAAGATAACTATATCGTACAAGTAGGAGAGGATGAAGCACTTCCACTTTCCCAGATCAAAACGTTTGAAACTAAAAGTTTTAAGGAAGTCTTTCGGGTAAGAAGTATTGTTTTACTCTACTATGATAATTCAAACAGTAAAAAAGAAACAAACGGATTTAAAAAATTAAACTCAGGAAAGATTAAGACAGTATCAAAAGAATTGTCTCCTGAAGGTAAGTCATATGTATCTGTACAAATCACTAGTTTAGAATCGATTCTAATAGACACAGACTTTTTTATAGACTACCAAAGAATAGAGGGGAGGCCGGGAACAAGAACACAAGAATCATATACAGGAGTGATTACAAGTGCCGCAAAAGTATTTTTACAAGGACAACTTAGTGATTTAATCAAAAACTTTTGGGATGAATTTTTTTGTAATCTTTTAAATGTATCTAGGTATTGTGATCATAACATTTTAAAACCAACTACAATCAACGAAGATCCAAACGCTTTACTAACTATCCTACTTCCACAACGAGCATACACAGAACAGTTCGTATACGAGTCCCAAGTATTGTCCAGTTTTACAATCGGACAGTATGTAAATTTTTGGGAGATACTTAGGTCCTATCTTTGTGAACCACTTTACGAACTATTTGTAGATCCATTAGAAAGTTTTGATATAGAGGGAGTATTCGGACAGGGTATAAAATTCGGTGAAATAGCATCCAACAATCTAGAAACGTATGACGTAGGAAGAATGGAATCAAAAGTCATCTTTCGTCCTACTCCTTTTTATATGTTTGGAACGGATGGTAAATACAGGGACCTTGAAAGTTTAGGACTTGATGCTGTATATAGTTTTGATTTAGAGGATATAAAAAACTATAGAATAGAAGAAAGTGAAGAAAATGTGGTATCTGGGGTACATGTAATCCAAAACACGTTTCAAACATTTGGAACTGTACTATCAGAACCAAAATATGAGGATAGAATCAGATCCATTTTCGGACCAAAACTTTTGCACGTAAAAATACCGGGACTGATTTTTAGGGAAGAGAATCTAAGACAGTCGAATAAAGAAAATTACAAATCAGAACTTTCTAGTATTAGGGATTTATTATTTTCTATTTTTTGTGATTTAGAGGAATTAAAAATAACAAATGGTAGTTTTGAAATCCCGTTTATTCCCGTAAGACCTGGAATGCCATTTCAGATCGGTTTTGATCCTCTAAAAAAATATCCATTCAATTTAGAAGAAATTTCTAAATTTGGATATATAACAGACGTAGTGGATGATTTTAATCCGGGTCAAGCACGGGCTAATACAACGATTTCTTTTAAATGGGGGTCGAATCTAGATTTTAAATCTGAAGTTAAAAAGTAAAAAACAAAATATCCGATACATTCAGAATCGATTATATTTTTAGTATGCCTGCTTTTTTAGGTCCATTTTCATACGATGAAATCCCATCTGAAAATAAGATCAAAAATTTAAAACTCTCACAAGTAGAATTGGATTTCTCAAGTCCTCTAGGAACGTACAACCTAGGCGAAATTTTACAACAAAATACAATCGTAAACAAAATAGTCGTAAGAATAGAAATTGCATTTAACGACCAACCTATTCTAACGATTGGAAATACGGTATCCCCCGAAATTTGGATGGATTCTATATATTTAGATTTGTCGATAGAAGGAATGTATCTAGTTGAGTGTTATGACCTTGTTAATTCTACTACACAAGCAAAAGTCTACTGGAATCCAAAAGGAACTACAAAGGGTAAATTGAAAGTGTATTTGGTCACTTCATCTTAAAGATAAAAAAAAGGCTTTCAGACAATAATAGTCCAAAAACCACAGTTTAAGTTGTTAGAAAACTCTACTAATATAGTAGAGTTAGATGGAAATTACAATTTATCTAAAGTAAGTCCCATTTTCAAATAGAAAACGAAATCTTAAGTTTTAAAAATTCATCCATAAAAAGGGAATATGATTCATAATTGAAACAAAACTTTGAAAAAAATAAAAAGTTCAAACGTCTTAAAATATGTTATGAACCCAGAATTAAAAATAGAAGAAGGAGTCATATATAACTTGTTCTACATGGGTTTACCAGTCAGAGGTTATTATATTTCTGGAAACTGGTTTTTAATGGGTTCTATTGCAAGAATCATAAAGAGTTTAAAAATTCATCCTACAGGTTATTTTTTTATTATATATCAGTGTAGTTATTTTAAGATACTAATTCGTTTTTTACTAGGTGAATATAAATAAATTATAGTCTTTTTTTTCCGATACGTTCCTAAACCGTTTAAAGTCTCCTATATGGAGACAGTCTTTTTACATCCTTTTCAAATACTAAAAGCAAACCCGGAAGAAAGAAGCGGTGCGATTAAAATTTTAGTCAAAGCATCCACCGAAGAAGAAGACAAACAAGGCGAAATCATTCTCAAATCCGCATACCAAGACCCCTTGATGCGTAAGGAATTTTTAAACGAGGGTTATTTTGATTATAACCATTTAACAGATATAATTGATAAAGAAATTTCTCTACTTAAATCTCAAAACCAAATGATCGCGTCTAGATTAGTAGAATTACAAAAATCTAAAGTTATAGCAATCATTGGAGGAGCCGAACAAATCGGATACAAAGACGATTTTCCTACATATTTACAAATTAAAGACGAAGGGCTCTATATTTTAGGAAACTTATTTCCAGAAAATACTTTTGTAGAAGAAATTAGAAAGGGACTCCAGGCGGGTTTTCATGGGTGGGGTGCTTCCGTATCCGGATACGCAAGACCTATCGACAAACAAGGAAATAAAATCCGTAAAATCAAATTGAAAAAATGTGCGATTGCACCTTTACAAGAGGTGTATAACCCAAATACGTCCGTACAACTATTAAAAGGAGCCGTTTTTTTAAAGGATCTAGAGAAAGAAACCAGTACCAAAATCGAAGAGTTAGAAAACCAATTACAAAAGCCTAATGAAGAAATTGAAGAAAGAATCCTAAAAATGGAAAGAAAACTACAGTTTTTTACCAAAATCATAGAACTAGACCCGAATATTCAAGAAAGATTTTTAAAAACCATATTCTCCGATATTTCAAGTCGGTTTAAAAATAAAGAAAAGAATTTTGGATCTATTGTCCTTAAATCCGTTCTATCCGAGGAATATCATCTAGAAGGAGAGGAGTTAGAGACGTTATCAGATCTATTGTTTTTAAAACTTAACGGGGATATATATGCTTAAAAGCGCAATATTAAGACTCAAAGAAAAAGTAACAGAAAGTAATAATATATCAAAATCGGATATAGTGGAACAAAAACCGAATCTGGAAAAATTAAACTCAGTTATATCAAATCTATTAGAAGGTGGAAGTCTTCTTCCCGAAATAGAAAAAATAGCAGAATGGGCAAGGTCTCAAGGATTAGAAGAGGCGCAAGCAAACGTTTTTGCACAAGATACGGTGGATTCTTATTTTAAAAATTCAGAAGAAAAAACCCAAAAATCAAATGATCAAGAAAAAGAAAATGTTCAAAAATCTGAACTATTATCCAAAGAAATTAAAGACACATTTGAAATTTTAAAAGCAGGTCAAGAAACGCTTGCAGAAGCTATTGAATATCTTTTGGAAAAATCGGAAGAGAATTCAAAACTTAAATCGGAGTTTTTAACCTTAAAGTCGCAAGTAGGTAATTTTACAAAAGAAAAAGAAGAAAATAAAAATTTAGTTTTAACAAATTACCAAAAATCAAATCTACAGTTTGGCAAAAATGATAAGGAAAAAATATCAAACGCAATCATAAAAGGTATCGAACAAGGTAAATGTCAAATTGAGGATATTTCATTTTTTGAAGCTACATACAAACTATCCGAGAGAGCGGAAAAGTTTTTGAATGAAAATAAGGAAAATATAATATGACTGGACCCTATTCTTTAGACCAATTGATTGAGATTCAAAAGGGTTTTGAGGCAAACACAGCACAAAACGGAGCTTCACCATTTGTAGATTTTAATTCATCTGGTGCCACACTTTCCATGCAATCCTTAGATAAAGTTTTTGTGGCTCTTGCGTCAACGGACAAGGATTTTAAATTTTTTAACGAAGTTCCAAAAAGAAAAATCACACAAACTTTAGCGGAATATAACCGGTATAGGTCACATGGAGGTGGGTGGTATCATACATCAAATATCGGACAATCCGACGAGCCTACATTCAGAGACGCACAAATGGAAAGGATGTATAACGAAGTAAACTACAGTGCGGAAGGATTTTCTTTTAACAAAGTAGTAGATACGGTACAAAATATAAACGACCCGGAACTGATTCAGTCAAACGCAGCATTAAGACGTGGAATGGAAAACCAGATGAGGCGTATCTGGTTTGGAAATAAAAAACACAATAAAAACGAACAAGACGGTTTTAAGACCACAGCACAGAATTTAGGAAACGAATTTTTTACGGATTGTAGAGGTTCTTTGCCTTCTATCGATCAAATGAAATACATTACGTCTAGGATTCGCACTAGATATTTTGGACTTACTAATTTCGCAAAAATGCACCCCTCTACAAAAGCCTTATACGATCAAACATTTGACCGTAATGGTTCTGGAATGGTAATTCAAAATAACAGTTATTCTCCTGGAAATGTATCATTATCGAATAACGTATATGGAGTGATTGATTCCAATTCCAAAAATAATTTTATACAATTTGACGATGATATTTGGATGGATAGTCACGAGTGGGGTGTCCCTATGCGCTACGACCAAAACGGTAACAGGGTAGAAGGACCGACGAGTGATACAGAAGCTCCTCCCACACCTAACTTTACAATTTCTGTAATTCCTTCTGTTCCAAATTCTTTATTCACCGGTTCTTATGTAGGGGAATATGGTTATCGGGTTTGTGCTGGTAATTTAAGACATTTTTCAGGTCCTTCAAATATTGAAAACGTATCGATTCCTAACGGTGGAGCTGCTGAATTAAGTATAACCCCGGGAGTAGGTGGAATCAGAGAAACGCGTTATGTTATTTTTAGAGAGACTACACCTAATTCGAATTTGATTCTCTATATGAAAACCGTTGAGAAAAATTTAGTAGGTTCTACAACAATTGTTCAAGATCTAAACGAAGATTTACCTGGCACAACGATTATGGTTTTGGGGGACTTTAACGCAAAATCTTCCAGCGATGAAACTAGAACTCTAATTTTGTCTGAACTACTACCCTATACAAAAACACTCTTTCCGTATGGAGCGGGAGGTGCTTTAAGAACAAGACTTGGAATCGTGGAAGGGTATAGCGTATTACAAGAGTTAGCTCCTGAAAAGTTTCATATTTTTACAAACGTGCCTGTAAGACTTTAGAATATATTGAATAATTATAATATTTTATTTTTTTAAACGGGTATGAATTACGAATCTCTTTACAAACAAGGAAAATTTCCAAGAACGAAAACGATATTAGAGAAAATTGCCTTAGCTGCAAAAGACTCATGGTCACATAACGTATTATCCGCAAAACCTTCTTGGTGGGGTAAAATGGCAATGTCCAATAAATCGGGAGGTGGAGGAGGGATTTTAATCAAAGAAATTCCGGGAGGATACAGGGTCTTTCATCCTAACAAAGGAAGGTATAACTATATGGCGGTGATTGAGAAAGGAAGACCTAGGTATGATATGAGACCGGCTTTACTGGGAGGGAGTCGGGCCCGTATGGGAAAAAATGGACCTTATGTTATCGTTCCCATAACAAAAAACGAGGACGGTACTCCTTTATCTTTTAAAAAAAATACGATCAACTCCGTAATTATTAAAAAGGGAAGTTTTAAAGAAGAAAACGCACACGGTCAACTAGTCACAAGAAACAAATACAAATATAGACAAGATCCAGGTATGACAAGACAAGGGAATGTATTTCTACGAGAACAAACCTACAAAAACGGAACTGTACAAAGGTCACTTGTAAAGTTTGTAGTAGTCAACGAAAGAAGTAGAGATTTTTTTCAAGCAGCAATCCCAGCGCAAAAAGTTTTTAGTGGAGTTAAAGAAGACGTTAAAAAGGCACTTAAATCTAAACAGTTAAAAAAAGCGGTCGCCTTGGATACGAAGGACTTAATCAAAGAACTACTCAGTAAAAAAAGAAAATGAATCTTTACAAAAAGAAGTAATATTCAATTTTTAAAATACCATGTCTGATATGACAAACCCTCATGACCGTTTAATCCGGGAAACTTTACAGAACAAAGAGGATGCGATTTCCTTTTTTAAAAATAGTTTAC